GCCGAGGCCTTGGCCGAGGCCGACCCGTTCGCGTTCGCCTGGGACCGGTACCCGAGCCATACCGGCAGCCGCGACCAAGCCCAAAACCTGTGGCAGGCCGTCACCAGCGGCAGCGACCCGACCATGCCCCAGGCCGAGCCGAGCCAGCTGCTCGGCGCCGTCATCCGCTACGCCCAGACCGTGCGCCAGGACGGCGACCGGTTCGTGCCGTCGATGCGCAAATGGCTCGAAAACCGGCAATACACGCAATGGCTCCAAAGCGTGCCGAAACGCACCGAATGGGGCGGCGTCACCCGCCAATGGCTCCAAACCCACGCCATCAGCCAAGTCCCCGAAGGCTCGTGGACGGACAGCGTCGAACAGACGTTCTGGGCCCACGTCAAAACCGGCGAAGAGCCGGAGACCGTGGCGCAACGGCTCGTGACGGAAATCAACGAAAGGCATCAAGCATGAGCGACCAACCCACAGCTGCGACCCTGCGCCTCGTGGAAGGCCGTGAAAACAACCGGTGCATCGTCTGCGACCGATACCTACGCGGCGGCGAATGGCCCGGCAGCAGCCACCACCACCGGAAACGCCGCAGCCAGACATACGGCGACCCCGAACGGCACAGCCCCTCGAACGTCATCGACGTGTGCGGCACGGACAACAGCACCGGATGCCACGGATGGGTCCACCAGCACCCCGAACAGGCCCGAGCATTGGGCTACCTGCTCAAAAGCTACGACCCCGAGCCAAGCCAAGTGCCCGTGTACAGCTGCCGGCGCGGCTGGATACTGCTCGACACCGACGGCCAATGGCACTCATGCCCGCCGCCCGAGGGAATGCCCAACCACCCGCAAACCAACCGATAAATCAGCAGAAAGGAACACTCATGATCAACGCCTACGCGGTCACCGTGCCCGGCGAACTCGACAACGTGGACTTCACCCGAGAGGACGGCACCAGCGTGACCATGCTCATCCCGCCCGACATACCGGTGAGCACCAGGACAATCATCATCCCGCAGGGCTTCACCCGCGAGGAAACCCGAACCATCCAGGGAGCCATCGTTCAGGCGCTCGCCGGAAAGGAGAAGACGCTATGATCCCCGAGAAACCCGAAGCCCTGCTATGGATGGACGTGGAGACCACCGGCCTCGATGCGAACATGTGTTCGATACTGGAGATCGGGTTGCGCTGCACCAGCCTGGACGCCATGCACGAATACGGGCGGTTCGAGGCCGTGGTGCACATCGGCCGGGAGACCCTGCTGACCGTGCAGCCCTCCGCCCTGGAACTGCATCTGAACAACGGTCTGCTCGCCCAATGCGAATCCTGCGACCCGCTGGCCAACTCACCCAGGGTCATCGCCGAGCAGGCCCTGCGGTTCATCCAAGGCATGGCCACCACGTACGTCCTGCACCCGGCCGGCACGAACATCAGCCGTTTCGACCTGCCCATGGTCGAACGCTTCTGCATGACGGGCTTCGGAGAACTGCTGCACTACCGCATGCTGGACGTCACCGCACTGCGCCTCGCAGCCAAAGCCTGCGGCCAAGACCCATACCAGCACCGCATGAAACCCACGCACCGCGTCCACGACTGCCTCGACAGGGACATCGCGGAATACCGCCACTACCTCACCCTCATGACGGGGCCGGCGCTCGCAGAAAAGGAGGACCGGCCATGAAGCCACGTTGCATCCTGTGCCGCAAGCCCGTGCCCGACAACCACACCCGATGCGTCAAACACTGGCTCAACAACCAGGACCAATGGATGGAGGACGACCAACCGGCACACGAGCACTGCACCCCACGAAGGAGACCCGCATGAGCTACACGGCACGAATCTGGACACAAGACCAACTCACCGAAGCATTGGCGAGCGCCTGCGTGCTGGAAGGCGTGAGCATCCTGCACCTCGGCCAATACTCCGATACGGCCATCCGGAACCTCAAGGCGGTGGCCAGAACCATGTACGAGACCAGCGGCATGCCGACCATCGTGGAGGACGACGATGAGTGACCTCACCCAACAGGCCCTCGCGGCGCTCGCCGACGCGGGACTGGGCAACGAGTCGGCGGCCGAATCGTTCGTCATCGGATATCAGGCGGGCTATGACGCAGCGCTCACTCTGGCCATCAGCATAGAAACCCATCTCAACTCGAATGAGCCGACAGACGAAGAAATCGAGACCTGCGCCCGAGGATTCTTCGAGGGAACACCCGGCATCACCAACTGGGACGCAGTCAGCGAGCACTCAAAACAAGCATGGCTGCACGCGGCCAAGAAAGCGCTCGCCGCCGTCAACACGATGAAAACCGAGGAGGAATCATGAGCATCATCAGCAAGGAAGCGTGCTTCCGCTACCCCAACTGCACGGTGGACGACGTGCACGACACGTTGGCCCAGGTCTACACCAGTGACGACTTGCAGGAGGCGTACATGACCGGTGCGGAACGGGAGCCCACCGGCTTGGAGGTGGAAGCCGCCGCCGAACAGCTCTACTACTCGGACTGCAACAGTTCCGGCCTGCTCCTCGACTCAGACTGGAACAGACTACCGGACGGCAACAAAGCCATCTACCGCAACCGGGTGCGCACAATCATCACAACAATCCAGAAAAAAGGAACAGCAGAATGAACGAGAACACGAACCTCACCGACATCATCAGCGCGGCGCTCGCCGCCGGATGCCAGATCAGCGTGACCATCACTCCCAAAGACTTCTACAACGAATCACAGGAGCCGGAGGAATGAACGTGAGCGAAAGCATCGACTGGCGGCATTCCACGCCGGGAGAGCTTGACCTGCACCGGTTCATCGGACTCACGAGGAGAGGCCAAACACTGGACGGCTATCTCTCCTGCTTCACACAGAACGGCCGGTGGACACTCACCGACGCCGACAATCTCGCCACCGTCATCAAACCGGACGCCAACGGAAACCCAACACTCAACACCGAACTCTTCCGCTCCATCAACGTACTCAAGGAAATAAGACCATGCAAAAAACTACATTAACCACCACAGAACTACATTAACCACCACCGGTTTTTACATTAGCGCGCTCGCCGGAGGCACCCGATGAGGCGCGGAAACTGGTCGGTGGAATCCACCATCGGACTCCTGTTCACCATCATCATCGCGATACTGGCGCTCGCCATCGTATCCGCCATCGGCCTGGCCGCGTACGCCGCGATGGACACCGGTCCCAGCCAGCGTATCGTGCAGCAGGTGGAGACCACGGGCGATGTTCGCCGCCTGTGCATCGAGGCTCGAACCGGCGAGCGCGTCGATGCCATGTCATGCGATTTGATTGATCCGCATGCGGGAGGTGTTGCAAAGTGACGAGTTAGGCGATACGCGACAAGGTGCTCGCATGGCATGGGCGCGGCTACGGCGCGACGGATACGGCCCGTCAATTGGGCCTGCCGTTGGAGGAGGTGCGCGCGATCATCCGCGAGGGTGACGGTCGGCCGAAACCGCCATGCAAGGTCGAGTTCATTGAACCGCCGCTGTTCGAGGAATGAACTGAAATACCAGATAAAAAAACGAAACCCTCCACACGAGGCGGAGGGCATGTCAGCAAGCAACCAGTTTAGCCGATGTGGAGGGATTTCGTGAACTGCCAGAACTGCAACACCATAATCGAAAACGGGTACGCGCTGTGCACGGCGTGCGAGCTGCGTTTCGCCGGCACGCTCCTGCGACTGGCGCGCGACGTCACGCCGTTGCATGACTCGTTGGACGCGACCCTGCATCCGGGCGGGCATTCGCCCACGCGAATCCAGACCGCCACTCCCCCGACTCCAATCAGGCTCGACGTGCTCGACCTGATCGACATGCTCGACGCCACGGCCCGTGAACTATGGCGTTGCCTCGACGGCATCGACGCCTTGGACTGGCGCAAAGACAAACGCAACGAAGATCTGAAGGCCACGCTCATCGCATGCGCAGGCCACCCCAGGCTCGCCACGTTCGCGGACGCGGGCTTCTACATGCACGTCATCAACGACCTTGCCCGCAAGGTCGATACGGTTTTGGACCCGCCAGAGCAACGCCGCGAAATCGGCACCTGCGAACTATGCGAGACCATGCTCACCGCAGGCGCGGCAGACCAGTGGGTCACCTGTCCCGTGTGCGGGAGGGAACAGCGAGCTCAGACGGTCAAACTGCGCCGACTCAAGACATTGTGTTGGGATGATTCCGAGCGAGGTTCGGCGGCGGACATCTCCAAGGCATTCGCCGTCTCGGGGCTCAAGGTCAGCCGTAAGACCATCACCACGTGGGAGCAGCGCGGCAAACTGCCCCGTCATGCGGATGGATACGCCTACTGCGACGTGTACCGGCTGCTCATCGGCCCCGATTTGACAAAATCCGTTAGGTGAAGCCATAATATGCAGTGGCAGAAGTGTCGAAAACCCAGCTCAAGTGGCTGGGTTTTCGCGTATCTATGCTTTGTTCTTGCGTGGCCTTCCTCCGCCGACACCACGTCCCGGACGTTGGGCGTTCCATTGGTCGATGGTCTCCTCGCGCCAGCCCCTGGCTTTGCCAACGATCACGTCGGGGTCGGGCAGCTTGTAGCGTGCCAGCGCGCCTTTGGTGATGTCGAGACGTTGCGCGACTTCGGTCATGCTCAGGTATCGTTCAGTCATCGTGGCGGCTCCCGGCGTATCCGGCGGCCAATCCCATGATCCCGGCTGCAAGGCCGAAGCCTCCGCCGTGTTCGAGTCCGGCGTGCGCCATGCAGACGATGCCGAAGAGCATTGCGATGATGCCGAAAATGGTCGGTCTTTTCATGATGCTCATGGTTCCCTTGCTAGGATGGATGGACGGGGTTCCGGCTAGTACGAGTAGCCGGAACCTTTTTTACTTGTGCTTCGGTGGCTTTTTGCCTTCCCTCAGCCCGAGCCAGATGCTCACCGCTATGGCGATTATCTGGAGGATGGTGTCCATCCAGTCCTTGGGTTCCATGTTCACCTCCTTTCGTTTCCGCTTACATAACTATTATAACAAAGTATGTAAAGTATTGCAAGTCAGGCAAAAACGACACGCCGGAATAAGACATCCATGGTGAAGACAGCACGAAGCACCACAAGGCGGTATATCGGGATGGAGAGGTGATTGAATATCGCATTGCCCTCCGGCTCCGGTCCAAGGTGCCCATACCTATGGAGCGCATCATAGTGGAGGATTGATCACATGAGTATGAGACGTTGCGCCTGGCACAATTGCCCGCATCTCGTGCCACAAGGACAAAGGTTCTGCCACACTCACGCACACGCATACAGCCAGCGGCGCGGCAGCTCAACGGCAAGAGGATACGATGCGGCACACCGCCACCTCCGCAGGGCATGGGAGGCGCGCCTAGCCACAGGCGAAACACACACCTGCGCCAAATGCGGACAGCCAGTCACGGCCACAGACCAATGGGACCTCGGCCACACAGACAACAGACAAAGCTGGACAGGACCGGAACACAGACACTGCAACAGGAAAGACGGACAACACAAAGCAACCGCAAGCAGCGAACACTGGGCGCGACGCTAAGCCAAGCCACAGCAGCAACCACAGTCGCAGCCAACAGGCAAACCGCAAACACAGACACGACACAAACAAATCAAACACGAAGCAGCAAGCCAAGCAAGCACACACAACACAACAACAAAACACACACCAAAACAGGAAAAAATACAATCAACCAACCCGCCAACACCCCTAGGGGGGTACCCCGAACGGCAAGACCAAGACCGCCGGTGAGGGGACTCGCAAGTTCGCGGATAGTTCAAGATTTGACGGACTGGCCGAGTCTGTAATTTTTCCGGTTCGAGGATTGGAGGTCGCATGGCGACGCATGGTGGCGCACGCACACGCTCCGGTCCCATGCCGGATCCATCCAGCGCACGATCTGACGCGCGCGGATTGGGTGCCGACATCATTCCGCTTTCGTCTCGCGGATACCATTACCGCCCGAAGGCTTTTCCACTGTCCGAGTGGACGATTTGGGACACTTGGAAGGATGACGACGGTTTCCATAAGGAGCGTGACGAGCAGGCTACGGAGGCGTGGAATCGGCGTGAGCGTGAATTGTGGCGTGACCTGTGGCGGTTGCCGCAGGCAATCGCATGGCATATGCCGCGTTATGGATACATGTTCACGACGATCGCGCTCTATGTGCGCCAGTTTGTGCTGTGCGAGTCTTCGGATGCGAAGGCCGCTGACCGTACCGCGCTTGCACGATACGCCGACACCATCGGCTTGACGCCACAAGGCCTTCGGCTGAATGGTTGGGCGATTGTCGATGACGAGCCGAAGCCGAAACGCTCTGACGAATCGTCCGGCAAGATCATTCCGTTCAAGAGCGCTAGGCAGCGGTGGCTTGAGAATCAGAAAGAGGATGCGGAATGAGCGAGCAGGAAACGCCGGTTGTTCCGAAGTCTCTTGGTTTCCTCTTTGCCGATTGGATTGCCGCGCACTGTGTTGTGCCTAATGGCTATGATCTGGGCAAGCCGTTCGAACTGGTCGGTTGGCAGCTGGATAACGCCATCGATTTCTATCGGGTGAAGCCTGATGCGGTGTATGATCCGGCTCGGCCTCGTCAGGCTGCGGCGTTCAAATGGCGTCGAGGTCAGATCGTCGGCGGGCAGAAGCTAGGTAAGTCGCCTTTCGGTGCGGCTGTTGCTGCTTTTGAGGGTGTTGGGCCTTGCGTGTTCTGTGGATGGGCCAAGGGTGGCGAGACGTTCCGCTGCTCCGACTGGGGTTGTTCCTGTGGGTTCGAGTACGAGTATTCGGCTGGTGAGCCGATGGGCATGCCGCGTCGTACCGCTTTGATTCAGCTGCTCGCTACTTCTGAAGAGCAGACTGCGAACGTCTACCGTCCTTTGCAGTCGATGGTGCGCAATGGTCACCTGTCCGACCTGATGAAAGTCCGTGAAGGCTTCATCCGCCTTCCGAACGGCGGACGCATCGACCCTGTGACGGCTTCGGCCCATTCCAAGCTGGGCAATCCGGTGAACTTCGTCCTCGGCGACGAATCCGGCATCTGGACTCGACGCAGCGGCATGTTCGAGGTCGGTGACACGGTGATGCGTGGCGCAATGGCCATGGATGGCCGCATGTTGGAGTTGACGAACCCGTGGGATCCGATGGACGCCAGCTTCGGCCAGATGACCTACGAGAGTACGGCGTCGGACATCATGAAGTTCTTTCCGAAGCATGACCCCTCATTGGATTTCGCGGATCCGAAGGACAGGCGGAAGATTCTCGAATTCGTCTACTCCGGCAGCCCATGGGTGCCGTTGGATCAGGTTGAGGCCACGGCTTCAGAGCTGATGGCCCGTGATCCGGCGCAGGCTCGCCGATTCTACGGGTGCGAGATTGTGCAGGGCCTCGGCTCGTACATGCCTGAGCCGTTGTATGACGGCACGATGGTTGACCATCAGCCACCTGAGCGGGGCGCTGAGATTTGTCTCGGCTTCGATGGTTCGCAATCCGGCGACTGGACAGCCTTGCGTGCGGAAACGTTGGACGGGTGGCGTTGGACGCCAGCATACGGGCCGTCCGACAGGCCATCCTATTGGAATCCCGTCGAATGGGAGGGGCGCATTCCTCGCAGTGAGGTGGATGCCTGCGTGTCCGAACTGTTCGACAAGTACAAGGTGCGCCGATTCTACTGTGACCCGCATCCGTGGGAGACGCAGGTTGAGGCGTGGGCGTACCAGTACGGTGAGGACATCGTGGTGCCATGGCCGACCAATCGCATCGGACGCATGTATGACGCGCTCACGCGTTTCATGGAGGATACCGCCGACCACAGTACGACGCATTCCAATGATCGCATGGCTCGGTTGCACATGATGGCGGCAAGGAAGGTCGCCAAGCCAGGCGACAAGTACGTGCTCGGCAAGCCGAGCGAGAATCAGAAGATCGACATAACCATGGCCGACATCCTCGCACACGAGGCGGCGTCGGACATGCGCGCGTTGGGCTGGGGTTCCGATGACAACAAGGTTTTCGTTTTCAGATGATGGAGGTGGATCATGTGGCTTCCCGAGTCGGCTCAACAGCTGCTTGTGCGGCTTTCCACCCAGATGGAGGCCGGTGCGTCGAATTATCAGAAGCTCGACCGTTATGTTGACGGCAAGCAGCATCTGCGCCAGCTTGGCTTGGCGATCCCGCCCGAGCTGGAGCGGTTCACGGTCATTGTGAACTGGCCGCGCGTTGTCGCCGAAAGCCGTGTTGACAGGCTTGATCTGAAGGGCTTCCGTGTCGGCGACAACCTGCAGCTGGCGGATGACGCCTGGCAGTTGTGGCGTTCGGTCGGCATGGACGAGGACCAGTCGAGCTACCTTGACTTCGAGGTGTACGGCAGGTCGTTCAAGGTCGTGGAACTGAACGGTGCCGGGCCATTGATCGAGAACGTGTCGCCCATCGATATCATCGCGCATCGCAATCCGGTCACTGGAAGCATCGATGCGGCTCTGCGCCGTTACCGTGATGTGGATTCCGAGGATTACATGAGCGCGGTCGCATGGCGGCTGTATCTTCCCGCCGCGACGTTGACGGTCTCTCCATCCTGGCAGGTCATCTCCGTTGAGCGTAACCCGCTTGGTGTGGTGCCTGTTGTACCCGCATACCGCAATCCGCGCACGACGATTCCGCTGCATCGCGCTTGGCCACGGATATGTGGCACTTCGGCGTTGGCCGATGTTATCGATCTGACGGATGCGTGCGCACGCGATCTGACGAACGCGCAGGTCGCGCAGGAGACGCATGCCGTTCCGCAGCGTGGAGTTCTCGGCGCGACCAAGGGAGATTTCGTTGACGATGACGGCAAGCCTCTGACCACGTGGGAGGCGTATTTCGGCCGCATATGGGCGTTGAAGAACGCGAACGCGAAGACCTTCGAGTTCTCCAGCAGCAGCATGGAAAACTTCGAGCGCATGGTCAACCTTTACGCGCGCTTGGCTTCCGGCGTCACCGGTCTGCCGCCGAACTACTTCGGTCTGGCGGCCGATGACGCGGCTTCGGCCGATGCCATCCGGTCGCGTGAGGCCAAGCTGGTGAAGAGCATCGAGCGCGACCAAAGGACGCTTGGCCGTCAGGCCGTCGAAACGTGCCGCATAGTAGCAGGATTGGTGTCCGGTCCCGCCGCGATGGCCGCGTTCGACGATGCCGACGCACTCTGGTATGACGCTGGAACGCCTACGGTCGCGCAGCGTGCGGATGCCGTCACCAAGCTTTACAGCGTTTCCGACACCGCCGGGCGGCCGCTCATGCCGCGCGAGATGGCGTGGGAGGAGCTTGGTTGGGGGCCGGAGAAGATAGCCCGAGCTAAGAAGCTGCTCGAAGCCGACGAAACCGCTGATTATGTGTACTTGAAGCCGGAGGTGGACGATGGCTTACGGTCAGACGCTCCCACAGGAGGCTCGGATTCAGGCGAGGGACTTGCGGCGCAGGGGCAACCGTCTGGCACGTCGGATGACGGCATTGTGGCGGCATAACGCGTCCGATGATTTCGGCGAATCGTTCGCCCTGTGCATGCCAGAGATGTTCGGTTTGCTGGATGACGCCCAGTTGATGACGGCGAGTGAAGCGCTGGAGTTGACACCTGAATCGATGGCGTCTCTTGACGGCATGAGCCGCGTGGAGTTGCCAGCGCAGTATTCCGCCGACCCTCGCCAATGGGTCGGCGTGAACGGCAATGGCTTCGACACCATCGACGTGATGTGGGGCGCTGTGACTCGCGGCAAGCAAGTCATCGCCAACGGCGGAACAGTCGACGTGGCTTTGCATGTCATCGAGCTTGGTTTCGAGGCGCGCATGCGCACGTGTTTGGCGGATACTCAGCGTTCCGCCGCCATCGTGGCCGGTCATGCGCGGAATCCTTATGTGGGTTACGTGCGTGGTCTGACTCCGCCGAGTTGCGGCAGGTGCGTCGTGTTGGCCGGCCGGCCTTGCGGGAGTGAACCGTTCGAACGGCATCCGCGCTGCGATTGCATCGCCGTGCCGACGGCGAAGAAGCCTTCCACGGCGGTGACCAGCGCGAACGACTACTTGGACGGTCTCGATGACCGGCAGCTGGTCAAGGTGCTTGGCAGCCGTGCGAACGCGCGTGCCTGGAAGGACGGCGCGGATCTGAACCAGCTGGTCAACGCCTACCGTCGCAAGGGCAGCGTCAGCACGGCGCAGGTCTACGACAGGCGCATCAAATATACGGTGGAGGGTACCACCAAGCACGGCTTCGCGTCGGGTCGCATGATAAGCGCCGGATATGCGAAGGAATTCGTGAAGAACGGCGGCAGGTCCACGAAGGTGGACCGTCCGCGTCTCATGCCCGAAACGATCTATCAGATTTGCGAGAAGACCGGCAAGGATCCTCGCCGAATGCTTTACGACTACGGCTGGATACTCTAGCCGATTGATTTTTCAACCGCTGATCGGGCAATCCCTTCGGCGGCTTTTTCATATCCGAATCCGCAACGGAAGGAATATGCATAATGGCAAAGCCCGAAAACGACGACAATACGCAGGAAGACAAGGACGCGCAGCAGAACGCGCCGGCCGACGTGAACACCGCCGCCGACACGGAACAGCAGTCGAAGCCGCAGGAAGACGCTGCGGCAAGCCCGGAAGAGGAGGCCGCGCTCGGCGACAAAGGCAAGCGCGCACTCGACCGCATGAAGGACTCGCTGCAGAAATCCAGCCACACTATCGCCGACCTGACCAATCAGATCGGCCAGCTGAAATCCGAGATCGCAGCATCGAAGATTCAGCAGGCCGCTTCAGGCAGGCTCGCGCACCCGGAACTCGCCCTGAAGCTGCTGGACACGTCCAACCTGGACGCATCCGACCAGAAGGCGGTGGCTGCCGCGATCGACGGATTGCTGAAGCAGTATCCGGATCTGGGCGTGCGTCAGGATGACGATAACGGTCTGTCCGCATTGTTCGGCTCAGTGCAGCATTCCTCCGACCCGGATAGCCGCACGAAGTCGAACGCCGCAGTCTTCGGCGCGCAGCTCGACGCCTTGGGCTTTTAAGACACAACCATCAAACCTTATTAAGGAGCAATCATGGCCGCAATTGATTTGAATCGCGCCACAACCGGCGTCTACCTGACGCCGGAACAGTCCGATGAGTCCGCCGTCACCCAGCTTGCGACGAAGGTCGCGCTGCCTGGACGTGGTGCCGCATACGACACACTGACCGACACCGGCGCCGCGACATGGGTTGGCGAGACCGAGGAAATCGCCGTGGATCGCCCGCACATCGGCAACAAGATCATGAAGCCGTTCAAGCTCGCGAAGATCATCCCGGTGTCCAACGAGTTCGTCCGCGACAAGAGCGCCTTGTGGAACACCATCAAGACCCGCGCATCCCAGGCGATCGCCCAGGGCATCGATGAGACGTTCCTGACCGGCGTGATCGGGCTGCCGTCACGGTCCAACGTGGATTCCCTCTCGGACGCCAAGACGGTGAGCATCGGCAAGGGTGGCTACAAGGATTTCGCGAACATCGCCACCACCGTGCTTGAGAACGACGGCGATTTCAACGGCGTGGCGCTCAGCCCCCACGGACTGTCCAAGTTCCTGCAGGCCACCGATGCGAACGGGCGTCCGCTTTTGGTGCCGATGCCGGATTCCGCCACTCTCGGCTCCTTCTTCGGCGGCCGTGTCGTGAAGTCCCCGTGGGGCCACGTCGCCGCAGTCTCCTCCGACAGCGACATGGGGCGGGTCTCGAAGCCGGAAATCTTCGGCGTGGCCGGTGACTGGACTCAGGCCATCTACGGCACCGTTGAGGGCATCAAGATGAAGGTGTCCGACCAAGCCACCATCAACGACAACGGAAAGGCCATCAATCTTTGGCAGCGTGACATGATCGGCTTCCTCATCGAAGCCGAGATCGGCTTCGTGGTCAAGGACAAGACCAAGTTCGTCACCATCACCGCCTGATTGGAGGCTTTATCGTGAGTACCGTTTACGCAACACTCGCTTCCGGAAAGAAGCCCGAGGCTCCGTACACGCCGGTCAGCGTGCAGTTCGTCGACGATTCCGGAAACCCGATCACGGTGAACACCGGTACAGTCAGCATTCCGAAGGCTGCCGTGACCGCCACCGTGCAGGCCGCCGACGCGAACACCGCCGCCGGCGCGGCTCCGACCGCCGTGGAATTCAACGCGGTGGTGGCCGCCCTGAACGAGACGAAGAAGCAGCTCAACGCGCTCATCGGCTCGCTTCGCGCCTGCGGTCTCGCCGCCAGCAAGTAAGGAGGTGATCCGATGACGGCCAGCGTACAGGACGTCGCGAAACAGCTCGGACGGCAGATCACCGATCCGCTTGAGGTCAACCAGATTTCCTCATGGATTGAGCTCGCCGAAATCACGATCCGCAAGCGTCTGCCGAATCTTGACCTGATTGTCGCGAGCGGCCGTTTGGAGCAGCGCACTGTCGATCTGGTCGAGGCGCTGGCGGTCGCGCGGTATTCGCGCAATCCGGAGGGCACGACTTCCAAAAGCACCCGCATCGATGATTATCAGGAGACTGTCGGCACTACGAACAGCGTGCCGACCATCACGATTCTCGATGACGAGTGGAGGCTGCTGGAACCCTCGGATTATGGCGCTTCCGGCGCTTTCACCATCGCCCCTGCTGGCAGGCGCGGCCTATGCTGACGCCATCCGTGTTGGAGCGTGCGCGCGGGAACGCTGAATCGCTCATGACCGACGAATGCACCGTCACGCGTCCAGGCGAGGCCGTCACTGACCCCGCCACGGGCGTCGTGAAGCCGGCATCCATGCAGGTGTATGCGGGGCGTTGCAAGGTGCAGACCTCAGGCGGATTGGCGTCCGAGAATGTGGAAGGCAGTGCAGCTCAGACGATGGGTGCCGTCTCGTTGGTCTGGTCTTTGTACGTGCATTTTCCATATGGCACTCCAGGCCTTCGCGCCGGTGACGTGGTGGAAGTCACGGAATCCGCCAATCCGCTGCTCGCCGGCAGGCGGCTCAGGCTCGTCTCACCTCAAAGCGAGAAGACGCACGCGACGGCCTGCCGGTGGAACGTGAAGGAGGACGCATGAGCGGACTGTTCGACGCTTCGCAGTTGACGGCCTTCGGTGACGTGCTGCTCGCCAGGGGCGTGGCTCGCCGCGCTTTGATCTCCGCTTCGGTGAAGAAGGGCGCGCAGAACGTCAAGAACTCGATTCGCGACGACCTGAAAGGCTCAGGCAACAAGGCGTTCCGCAGCATTCCGATCACCTACACGGTGAGCGAGACGCCCGGACGCATCACCGCCGAGATAGGCCCCACCAAGGGCGGAGCGGGTTCGCTCGCGAACATCGCGTTCTTCGGCACCGCGAGGGGTGGTGGAACGCACCGGTTCTACGAGCATGGCGAGGAAGAGCTTCCGAAGCTCGCGGAATACGTGGCGCGTGCCGCAGTGGAGGGATTCTAGTGCAGTCGATAATGACCCTGTCGAGCACGATCCTCGACCATGTGCCAAAACCTGCGGATGGGTGGAAGGTCTTCAAACAGACCACGCCAAGACCGACGGAGAAGCCGCCGTGGGTGATCGAGACGGTCACCACGAACGGCCACATCGTCGGCGAGACGCAACATGTGCATTGCGGCATCGGCACTTTGCAGGTGCGCATTGTGAGCACCACCACCGATTCCGTCAACGTGCTGGCCGATGATCTCATGATTCCAGCCTTGGCTGGAAAACGGTTCGTCGCGCAGGGCTTCGACACCGGCTGCCTGACCCTTTCCTCCGATAGCGGAGCCTATGCCGCAGGACTCACCGCAGAGGACACGAGCCTGCTCTATCAGGTGCGCCTATTGACTTTCAAATTCAACTGGTCACGCATGTGACCCCAAATATCTAAGGAGGAGTCATGGTTTTGACTCTGGGGACTGAAGTTCCTTCCACACCGGCGGACGGCCTGGTCAACACGATCTGGGTGCCGTCCATCAAAAACATCCAGAAGCCGACCGCTGCAGAGATCAACGCCGGAACCGACCTGAGCAACTACGTCACTTTGGGCGGCTGGTCGTGCTCGCCGTCGCAGGATTCCATCTCCGACCAGCGCGAGAACAGCGCGCAGGATTACGAGAATCCCGGACGTAAGAAGATCAGTGGCCCGAACGTCGAGGTCATCGACAACACCAACACGTCGCATTCCACGCAGAACGCGGCAATGGAGACTTTGATCGAGGGCGCGGAGGGATATTTCGTGCGACGCTACGGCAAGCAGACGGGTCAGACTTTTGTCGCCGGCGACCTTGTGAACGTGTATGCGGTCCGCATCGGCATGCGCGCCAAGGTGGCGATCGCCGCGAACAGCGTGCTGCGCAGCAAGGTCAATTTCTCCGTCCGCGCTCCCGGCTGGGCGGAGAACGTGAAGGTCGCCTGATTGATTCTTCCCGCACCGGACTTTCATCCCTTTCGCCGGTGCGGGACCCTCTTTTCTCTTTTCCGGCAAAGGAACATGAATATTAGAGCGAAGGAACACATATGCTTAAAGTCACCAGGCGCACGCGTGAGGTCGATATTATCCTCAACCAGCAGACCGCCGAGGACATCGCCAGATTGGGTGATGCGTTGGCCGAGGAGACCACGCGCGAACAGGTCACGGAGGCTGGGACTAACCGGCAAGCTAAGGCCACCGCCAAACGCATAGAACAGCTCCGCGAACAGGCGGATGCGGAGACATTGAAGCTCACGTTGCGGGCGTTGCCGGTCAGCAAGTGGGCGCAGGCACTGGCCGCGCACCGCAATAAGAACGGCACGAACGACATGTTCGGCACCGCCGCCGCGGCATTGCCTCTCATGCTTGACTCCGCGACCATCGGCGGCAAGCCGGTGGCCGACGAGGACAAGACCGAACAGGCGTGGCGCAATCTGTTCGACGAACTCACCGATGGCCAGTTCACGCCGCTATGGCGGGCCATCGCCGAACTGAACGGCACCGCAGCGGACCCAAAAGCGGCATTCGACCTCGCCTCGAAGGTTCTCCACAATTAGTCGAGGATCTGCGCATCTGCCGCCAGCTCGGCATCTCTTATAAGCGTTTCATGGGCTGGCGTCCGAGCAGGGGCGATGAGGTCGAATGGGATGAGACGGAGCGTAATTGGATGCGCTCGTTGGCGGAATACGAACGGTCATTGTGCCCCATGTGCGGTTTGCCTCGTTCGATCTGCCAAGACCCGAAGGCCGAACTCACCCTGCATGCCGAAACCAGCGTCTGCTGGGCCACCGCGCACATGCAGCAGGCCATGAAACGGTGGACAGAGGCCAACGGCAATGGCAATCCGGCCGCGAACGCCCTGGTGGCGCATTTGACCTGATTTTTGGAGGATGCTTTGGCGGAGAACAAGAACATCGTCATCCGGTTGATGGCGGACACAGCCTCATATGAGGCTGCGATGACCCGTGCCGGAAGCACCGCGAAGACGGTCGCGTCCGGTATGGAGAACACCGGCCGCAAGTCCGCGCTCATCGCCAGTGGCATGACCGCCGCAGGGCTGGCCGTGGCCGCGTTCGGCGTGGCTGCGGTGAAGATGGCCGCGGACTTCGACCAGCAGATGAGCACCGTGCAGGCGAACACCGGCGCGACCGGCGCACAATTGGACCAGCTGCGTGCCGCCGCCATCGAAGCCGGAGCTTCCACGGTTTATTCTGCTTCGGATTCCGCTGATGCGATCAATGATCTCGGCAAGGCCGGCATGAGCGTCACGGATATTCTCACTGGCGGCTTGTCTGGCGCTTTGAATCTGGCCGCGTCCGATGGAATGGCTGTTGGGGATGCCTCCGAATACATGGCCAACGCGTTGAGCATGTTCCATCTGAAGGGGTCTCAGGCTTCCCAGGTGGCCGACACTTTGGCGGCTGGCGCCGGCAAGGCCGTCGGCAATGTCTCCGATTTCGGCGAGGCGTTGAACAATTGCGGCGCGCAGGCGAACAGTTTCGGCATGAACATTCAGGAGACCACCGGCGTACTGGCCCTGTTCGCGCAGAACGGCACCATTGGTGCCGAGGCCGGCACACAGCTGAACAGTATGCTGATGAAACTGGCCGCGCCGTCCACCAAAGCGTCCAACACGATGAAGGAACTTGGCATCAGTGCTTACGATGCTCAAGGCCATTTCGTCGGCATGGCGAATTTCGCCGGCCAATTGCAGAAGGCCGAGAAGGGCTTGACCGACGAACAGCGCAACCAGGCGAACGCGACCATCTTCGGCAGCTATGCCATCAAGGCCGCGAACTACCTGTACGAGGCCGGCGAGTCCGGTGTCAACAAGTGGACGAAGGCCGTCTCCGAAAGCGGTTATGCCGCCGAGCAGGCGGCTGCGAAGAACAACAATCTCAAGGGTGATCTGGAGAATCTGAGTGGTTCGATGGAGTCCTTGATGATTTCCGTTGGCGAGGGCGCTCAGGGGCCTTTGCGCAAGATGGTGCAGGGCTTGGATACGCTGGTTGACGCGTTCGCCGGTTTGCCGTCCGGAGTGCAGCAGACGCTCGTGGTCATGGCGTCTCTGGCCGGCGTGTTCGGCGCGGTGCACAAGGCCGCAGGCAATCTCAACGGCAGCACCAGCACCATGGCCAACAACATCGGGCTTGCGATAGACCCGATCCAACGAGTCAAAACCGCGCTGGCTTCCGCGCAGACCGCATTCCAGATGTTCAAGGCGTCCTCGATGAGCGCTTCCGAACAGATGGAGACGTTCGGCACGTCCGCGTCCAAGGCGGAGTTGAAGACCGCTGGGTTCAAGGCTGTAGGCAGCAGCGTCATCGACCTGCTCGGCGGCCCGTGGGGCATCGCGATCACTGCGGCAACGGCGGTCCTCGGAGCGTTCATCTCCGAACAGCAGAAAGCCCAGGAGCGGTCCACGCAACTGTCGAACGCCCTGCAGGAGGGGACCTCCGCCGCGCAACACTACGAGAAGGCGCTGTCCGACTCGTCCGGCGCGAGGGTCACCGACAACTGGCTCGGTCGTCTCATCACCGGCTACGACAACGTGTGGCAGGCCATCGACAAGGTCGGCATCAAACACAGCACGTATATCAAAGCCATCCAAGGCGAGAAGACCGCCGTCAACGAAGTCTACAAGGAGCTTGACGTCTACCGCACCCAGCTCGCAAACCAGGGCGGCCTGTTTACCGGCAACGAGTACAAGGTTGTGGCCAACAGCCTCACGGAGCTCCAAAAAGGCTACAAGGAAAGCCAAATCTCGGCGGCCAACCTCGCGCAGGCCGAAAAAGAATCCACCCAGGCAAGCATCGACAAGACAGGGGCGCTCCTGTCGGGAGCAGACGCGGCCAGCCAATCCGCCGACAACGCGCAGGAAGCGGCCAGCGCCGACGACATCCTCGCCGAAGCGTTCGGTGCCACTACGGACGCCGTCAGCGACACCGCCAGCGCGCTGTCCGAAGTCATCGACGCGATGCAGACCTACTACGGGTTCGCCATCAGCTCGTCCGACGCGCAAATCGACCTCGCCAACAAGATCTCCTCGGCGAACGACACCATCAGTCAGAACGTCAAAACCCTCGACCTGAACACGGAAGCCGGACGCGAGAACCAAAGCGCCCTGAACGACATCGCCGACGCGGCGCTCAAATGCGCCAAAGCCCAAGCGCAGAACGGAGACAGCCTCAACGACATCTACCCGAACATCGACAAGGCACACGACGCGTTCACCCAACTCATGCAATCCCTCGGCAAAACACCGGAGGAAGCAGAAGCCGCCGCACAAGCCTACGGACTCACACGCGACGCGGTCGACGAACTCGTCAACAGCCTGCAGAACACCCCCGACTCGAAAACCATCGAAGTCACAGTCACCGGCGACGCCGTCGCCAAATTCGAACAGGTCAAACTCGCCGCCGAAGAAACACCGGACGGCAAACACGTCACCATCAGCGGAGACAACACCGACCTGATGAAGAAAATCGCCCAAGCCACAAACGCCAAAATCGACCCCAAAACCGGCACCCTCACCCTGGACAGCGACCAATACATGATCGCCCTCGCCATCGCGAACGGAGCCAAAATCGACGACAAGACAGGCTACCTCAAAGGTGACAATTCCGATGCGATGAACAAATTCCTCCAAACCCAAGGATGGAAACTCAACGACAAAGGATTCATCGTCAACGCAGACGGCTCACCCGCCATGAGCATGCTCACCAACCTGAGCAACTACCAGATCGCCGACAAATATTTCCAAATCCACGGAACCTACGTCGACGAATCAGGGGGCACATACTCATCCAGCGGATACCGTCCGAAAAACGCCACAGGCAACATTCCGACAGGAGCCACCGGCGGCCTCTACGACGGCGACCGATTCCGATACGCCAACGGAGGCTACGCCTTCAACGGCTACGTCGACCCGAAATGGGCGCCAGGCACCGCGACCAGCGACAGCGTCTACCTCGACAACGGCCGCATCGCACGCGGCGAATACGTCGAAAACGCGCTCGCCACCAGCTATTACGGCGTCGACTTCATGGACGCGCTGAACCGGCGCGCCATCCCACGCGAAGTGTTTGCCACAGCCAATCAGATGACAGGCAATCAGGTCAGCGTACAGGTTGATACCGCTTCCGTGGTGGCGGCGATAACCAGCCTGCACAATGATCTTGGCGCGATCATCAGCGCCGCGTCCGATGATTCGACGGTCAGCGACCGTGACTTGGGGAGGTTGATCCGCAAATATGCGCGAGCTTAAATACACGTCGCACGATGGCACGGTCATCGACCTCAACACCGGCAGTCTGTGGGTCGCCGATTTGCAGGAAATGCGCGGATACGCATGGACGTACACGCTGGCCACTCGCGGCATCAAATCGGTGAGCAGAAACGCTTCGACGGCGAAAATGACCGTCCGCACCACGGATCCGTCAAGATTGGACGTGGCTCAGACGGCTTTCGATTCGGACGTGCAGGCCGTTACGCCAGGCACGTTGACCGTTGATGGCGAATGGTTCCAGCGGGCGTATGTCGTCGGTTCTTCTCTCGGTCTGGTGCCATGGCCGGAATACGCGCAAGTCGATTACACGATTGTCCTTTGCGATGGCGTCTGGCGTCGCGCGCTGCCGGTGCAGCATTTCTTTCCGATGACGGCAGGCACCGGTGCGCAGAGTGACCTTCCACTGGACTTGCCGACCGATTTGGCTCCGTCGAAAATCGCCTTGACGGTGAATAATCCGACCGGCAAGGCCGCCGAGTTCACTGCGGTCATTTTCGGCCCTTGCGTCAACCCGTCTTTCCAGATTGGCGGCAACACCTATGCGGTTGATGTGACAGTGCCGGAAGGCGGTCATGTGTCATTATCGGCCACCGGCTTGCGGAAGACGATAACGTTGACAGCCGAAAACGGCGACGTTTCGGATGTTTTCGACAAGGGCGTTCGCGGCAACGGCAGTGGAAGTGGCTCATATGTTTTCGAGCCGATACCGGCCGGAGATTCGCTGTTGACGGTTTCCGGCAATTATGGCATCGATTTGACCATGTTTGACGTTTCTGGAGGTGTGCCATGGCGGACGTTATCATCGCAGACGGCAAGCTGACGCCACATGCGAGCGTATCGCAGGTGACGTTGGATTGGGCTTGCGGCACGGACGAAAACGATTTCGAGCTGACCATCGAAGATCCGTCTGCGCCGGAAATTGAACGTGGCTGGTATTTCTGGATTGACGGCAGTGACGTGGGCGGCCGGATCGTCGACCGTCGTGTGGCTGTTTCCGGTGGCGTGTCCACGGCCACGTGGATCGGCCAATCGTGGACTGGCATGTTGGCGGCGAAGATATTGCAGCCGGACGCGAATCAGGATTACCTGACCGTCTCCGGCAAGCTGCCTGACATCCTCAAAAGCCTCTTGAAGCGCATCGGTTTGGATTCGGTGTTCACCGTCGATTCCTCCGATGCTTCCACTCTGTCGAATTGGATGTTCCAGAATCCACGCTACGTGGACGCCTACACAGGATTCCGCAATCTGCTCGCATCCTGCGGCAGACGCCTCGACTTCCAAGCCAAGGATAATCACATCCTGCTTGGCATCACGCCGGTCGGCATCATCACCAACACGATCGACTCCGACTTGGTGGATTTCAAGGCCGAGACCAACCGTCGCGCGGTGAATCATCTCATCGGCCTTGGCTCGCAGGAGCTCAAGAACCGTCTGGTGGTCAATTATTTCGCCGACGCGACCGGCGTGGTGAGTCAGACACAGACGCTCGTAGGCGCTGACGAAGTATGCGCCACATACGACTATTCCAACGCGGATTTGTCCACGCTGCAATCCGAGACGAAGAAGCATCTGCAGGAATTGCAGACCGGTGGTTCGGTCGAGGTGTCGTTGTCCGATGAGGTCGGCGACGGTCTGCGCGTGGATGACAAGATTGTTGCGGCGGATCATGCTTCCGGCGTCAACGTCACCGCCGTGGTGACGAAGCGGATCGTGAAAATCGATTCCGGGATTTTGGCTTCGACTTTCGAGGTCGGACTGCCGGTGCAGTCGGCGAACGCGAACTATTCCGGTTCTTCCTCTTCGTCTTCGGGTTCGACTGGTGGTGGCGTGTCTTTGACGGCTGGCCGTGGCCTGTCGATTTCAGGCGGCACGATCAACGCGGAGGTCGCTTCCGAGGATTTGGATGCCGTCAGGCAGGTCGCCGAGGCGGCGAACAGGACGGCTTCCGGTTTCGCGGCGCAGATCGGCAAGGCGAATCAGACCGCCGAGGACGCGAAGAACGTCGCCGATGCGGCCAAGACCGTTGCCGACAGTGCGAAGTCGGGCATGATGACCGATGACGAGCGGTCGAAGCTCGCTTCGGTCGAACGGGGCGCGAACGCCTACACGCTGCCTGTGGCGTCCACGGACGTGCTGGGCGGCGTGAGGGTGGACGGTTCCACGATCGTGAGCGTGGATGGTGTCATCAGCGCGCATGTCGGCGGCGGCGCTTCCGGGAGGGTCGTGTTTCCGGTCGGCTATGTGGTGATGAACACGACGGGCGTTGACCCTTCCGTTGATTTCGGTGGCACGTGGAGGCAGTTGCCTTCGCTTGGTTGTTTTACGTTTGAAAGGATTGGATAGTGAAGTCTGATGGGTACTCGAAGTATGTGTGCGACAAGTGCGGAAAGACCGCCTATGTCGCCGCTGGTGACACTGAGGCGCGTGAATGGTTCACCGTGCGCCGCTATTCGGCTGGCAAGGCGACCCGCATCGCGGATGATGTGACGCCTGACATCTACGAACTGTGTTCCCAATGCAATGCGTCTTTCATGACGTTCATGCAGAAGGATGACGCTTTGTTTGAAGCATGGTTGAAGGAGGTCGGACAGTGACCATCGAACTGGTTGACGGCAAGGCCGGAGTTGCACACATCTCAAGCGAGGACAAGGCGATCATCCATCAGGCCAAGTTCTCGAAGTCTGACGTGGTGTTCGACTGGGGCGACGCGTTCAAGTGCACGATGGGCAGTGCGAACAAGGCCACCATCGGTACTGGTTGCGCGTCGATACAAGGCTTGGACTGGCATATCACGGCGGCGGAATCGGTGACGATCTCCAACGGGTCGCAGTGCATGAAACGCAATGACATCATTTGCGCGCACTACCATCGAGATTCCAAGACCGGTAATGAGCTGGTGGAGTTGGTCGTGTTGAAGGGCACGCCGAACGCGACGGCTGCCGCTGACCCGACCATTCCGTCAGGGAAGATATTGCCCGGTGCGGTTGACGCGTACATGCCGTTGTGGCGTATCCCGCTTGACGGCATCACGGTCGGCACGCCGGTACGCCTGTTCACGCCGAGGTGGGCTTTGTGGGATTCCGTAACCCAGACATGCCAACTGAAATTTCAGGACACCTCATCGTTCGTTCCG